TTGACTTGGTTAACTATGACGTAGACAAACATAATGGGCTCCTACTTAAGAAGCCCATATTTTATTTTGTATGTAAGTTGTTGAAAACAAAGGTCAAAAACTTAAGACCCAACTGAATATGATGTTCACGCCGGGTGGGAGCAATAAGGGGGGTAGAGTTTTGTAGTTGATGAGCGTAATTGTGCTTTGTGCGGCGGACACGCTCGGATAGTTCGAAATGTTGCCAGTGAAATAGGGAGCAGTCTGCATGTTAGTTACAGGCGAGGTTGTGTTTGTGCCACCACCGATGAGACCCATTTCACGGATGCTCTGTGTGATGTTATCCGTCGTTGCATTTACGACGCACTCAAAGTCAACGTAGGTCGAGAGTGTATTGACAGAAGTCCACCCTCCACTATTGTTCGGCTGCACAAAGTTGATTGCAGAGAGCGGCTTGCGGAGGAACTCTTGAACGAGAGCAGTCTGAACCGGGGTTTCCTGCGGCTGCGTCTCAGGAGCCCACGTAGGCGAACCTGCGCCAAGAGCAAGACCCCACACAGAGTACAAGGGCTCATGACCGAGAGGGTAAGGAACGGAGGCGTCTGTGGGATTGGCGTTCGCCATCAACCGGGCGAACAACCACTTCACCACGTTCACGATGACGTTGTGCTTGGAGTATAGTACCTCTCCGGTATCCTCCCGCATGATGCGGATGTTACAGGTCGGGTAGTGCTTGGAGAAGTCTTCAATCATATTCTGCCCTCTAGTTAATGTCCACGATAGTTCCAACACGCGATTTTGTTGGTAAATCGCTGAGATTCCTCAATGTGGTGAACACCCGATTCACCCGAAAGTATGGAGTCTCTTCACGAATTCTGATTCCATGACCGGCCTTAAGCTTTGGTTGAGTGTTCAAATTGTTGTAAAGCCAGTAGACAAGGGGTTCGTCATTGCGTATAGAGACAAGTTCAACTTGGGTATACATAGCTACCCTCCTGTTGACCTATTACTGGCTGCTTCGCAAATTTCGCAAATTTCATGAATCTGGTCACCAGATTGTTGCAACAGCTTCAGTACACCGGAGTGATAGTCGCCGGGGCTTGACTGTGTGTCCCGTTGCAAGTCGTCCCATGTGAACCATGCGATGGCGTCCGTTTCATCCGTGAATTGAAGATTACTTGAACCGCCCTGCATGGGGTTGAGACTAAACTCTGACGGCACAAGCCCAAGAAAATTATGGTACTTGAACTTACCATGGGTGAACACAAAGGCTGGAATGAGGCGAATACTCCCGTGGTACCCTACTTCCTCTTTCAACTCTTCTTGAGCACTCTCCGCAGGAGACATCCCAGCTTGAATGGCTCCGCCGACAGTCCCCCAGCAGTCGCCCTCGTCCACGTAGCTGCTCCGCCACGCGAGACAGATGCGTCCCGTGGTAGTGCAGATGGGAAGAATGCCCGAGGCTCCCCCACCGGCTCCAGCCCAGTACCCATTCTCATCAATGTGGTCTGCTTTCTTCTTAGCGGCTGATGATTCTCGTTTAACACAAGCAGCATCCTGCCTAGAGATAAATATTTCTTGCCCAGTTGCACGTCTAAACAAATCTCCATCATCTTCACTGCTTAACCATTTCAGCTTTTCACCAATCCTCAACATTTGTTGCCATTGTCGTTTCGGGAGGGGTTGAACCACCACATAAATTCCCCCACGTGACTGATTACTGGACTCCTTGATGCCGAGCGACTTCATGAAGTCCTTATCGTAATCTGTCTTAGTTGTATCCTGCTTTGCGGGGTTGGCATATCGCAGAGCCTCGATGAGAGTTTGACGGGTCGGGATTTTCTCCCAGTCTCGAACCACATTGCCTTCCGAGTCAGTTGCTCGGCCCTGACGTGGAAAGAACGGGTCAACTTTGAGCACCGCTTGCCAGAGAGTTAACATACCCTCTCCACGAATAATGACAGAACACGCATCATTCCAAGTTTTTTTATTTGGAGTTCTGAGGACACGTTCCAGCTTTTTACGCATGTCAGGTTTCAGCTTTCCCCATACGTTAGTTAGCGGATCAATGTATTGGGCTGGGTCGAACTTTCCCTCGTCTTCCTTCCGTTTACGCAGAATGGCTTGCCATGATTCACGAGATACGCCGGGTGGGCGCTTGGTATAGTCATCGTAGTAGCCAGAAGTTTTTTCCTGTCCCTCTAATGCTTCGTGTGTCTCTTCCACACCTTCCTCAAGCTGTTCGTTCTTTTCATCATCTGGCTTGAGGTCAGCAACCGGGTTGGTTTCCGTCTCTGTTCCTTCGATGACCTCGGTGCCACGTTCGTCTACAGCTTCGCTGTCATCTGAAGACTCAGGTACCGCATCCTTAGGAAGCATTGTCCAATTGGTGTAAACGGTCGGCACTGGGTAGTTCTCATCCTTTAGTTGCCCGACCGTATGAAAATCCGTGAATGCAACACAACGACCATCCGGGAATTTTACAATGTACTCATCCTGTTCACTGGAATAGAGAGCCATGTCATCGCTGATGGTAGCGACCGGGGTGTACTTCTCATCCCCCACTAAAATACTTTTCGGGACGCCCTCGGCGTTGGTTGTCTTCATCTCAATGTCGTTATCAAACTTGATCGTTGGAGTGAACTCAACTTTCGATGAACCCTTTTTATAGACGGTGTTGAGCAATTGATTTTTGAAGTTCGGGCCGATGGGAATCGTGCCACGCGGCTTGCCGAACGAATCATACACAATGACGTACATTGGAGAGGGCTGCGACTTTATACTGCGATTGCGAAACTGCTTAATGACCGAACGCGCATCCTGCACTGTAGTCTTCGAAGGCTTCTCGTAGGTCAATTCAAGATGACGATGAACGGGTGGACGCTTGATATTCTTCCCTGCGGCGGTTACCACCTTGTCATACGTTTCATTGATGAAATCCATGGGGAGTTTGAACGTGCCCTCAAAGGTTTTCACTGTTGGGTCTTTGCTGATAGCCGACTGAGACTTGTTGGTGTCAGCTTCGCCGGTCATTCCCTTGAAACAAGTCAAGACAGCAGCATAGATGTTCACGATAATTTTCTCTTCGTACCCGAGAGAAATCATAAACGCCGACATCTCATCCAGCAGCACGTGAACCGCCTCAGCGACGAGTTCGCTCATAGTCGAAGGCTTGTCTTCAACAAGCGGAAACTTGAGAGAAAACACAGTAAAATTGGGAATTCCGAGGTCTAAAGAGATGGTCGCATAGGGGCGTGAATCTCGAATAACCGAGATGTCAAGAGACCCATTCGCTGGGCTAAGGTACGCTTGCTTTGTTGTATCATTCATCTATTATTCCATCTCATAGCTGTTGAACATGTCGTTGCCACCAATCTCCCAAACGAGGTCCGTTCTCGGAGCGAGTAGACCCATCTGGTGGTTTACATCCCAGTTCGCTACCTCTCCCGTTGGAGTGTTAGCGTTACCTACCACCTGAATCCATTTGGCCGGATTGTTGATGTAATTGGAACCAAGGAACTGCCACAAGACTGTCCCATCATAAGTCGGCACGTCGTTGGTTGTACTGAAAGCGATGCGAACGATGGCGCTTCCCTCGGAGTTGGTTCCCGAGCTATAATCCGCGTGAACAAACGGCATCGAGATAGAATTCACTGGAGGACTAAGCGCCGTGCCAACCGCAACAACGGGCAATGTGAGGTTGTTCAAGAATGTGGAGAAGGCGAAGTTCAGAAGAGTCACACTGCTAACCCCGGCGACGAGTCCCATCTGTGCCAAAGTGCTTGCCACATTCACAGTAAGTACATTGTTCGAAATCGTGACTGCCGAGGGGGATGTCAACACACTTACTACTGGAGCGGTCGTTCCTCCGATGACAGCAAGTTCCAAGTTACCGTTGTTGTCAATAGCGTATTGCCCCGTGTAGAACGAGAGTCCCGGAGTCCACTGCTGTAAGTTGCTGGCTATGTACTGCCCATTCGTGGCTAGATAGTATGCTTGATACACAGAAGGGGCGAACTGTCCACCAACACCAGCCAGAGGAATCCAGTAGGTTGGACTGGTCAGCGGGTTTTGAACCCCACCAGCGGACCCAATTCCATTTTTCTTCAACGCTCGATACAACTGCCAGCCACCCGGCGTCCATACCCCTAAGCTAAAGCTGCCGGGGGTTGATGCACTCACGGCACGCACTAAAGTGCCCTTGGAATAGGTGCCTAAATCGTTCCACACCTGAGGGGTGTTTTGCAGCGCCAGCCAATTTGCCGAACTCAACGGCGAAAGAAGCATACGACCATACGCAGCTAGTGTAGTAGTCGGGTTGTTCACATCGAAGATAGGAGCCTGATACAGCATTGGGTCGAACGGCGGCTCCTCGTACTGCTGAATGATGATGCGAAGAGTGTCATTGATTCCCGTGCCAACGCAGTTCAAATCTTGATAGTAACCCTGATAGTGCGGCTTTTGAGACGCGGTAAGAGCAGCGTATGCGGCGATTGTAATTTGTGGTGTGCCAATGTTGACCCATGTCACTTGACCGTCTGTGGTCACACCCTGAAGACTCGCGTTCCAAACAGGCTGGGTCACCCCTGATACTCCGCCTGTTACAGCGAGTTGGATGTTTCCATTGGTGTCCTGAATGGTGGTGCCCACCACATAGTTGGTGGATGTAATCCAAGCAATCTCGGGCGAACCTATGTTTTCCCATTCTGCCAGATTGTCAGGAGTCACCGCATCGAGTATGGTCGTCCAATCCGGTTCCACTGCTCCTGAGACTCCGGCAGTGATTACTCTCTGGAGATACCCATTCGAGTCCTGAATAATGGTTCCCAAGGCGTAAGATGTGTTCGCTGCCCATGAAATCGGGGCTGCAACGTACGCGATAAGAACATAGTAAACTTGTTGACTACTGGGCAGCGTATTCAACTGTGCCTGTGTCAAATATTGGGGACTGATGAAACAATCAATGTTCTCATCAGAACCAAACACCGTAGTGAATTCCAATCCAACGTGAGCCGGTTTTGAGAGGTCGATAGCCCCATACAGGGAGTTGGTAATCTGTTGCAACTCTTGGAGACTCTCAATGTCAACCAGTGGGTCGTCACCGCCAACATTGACGCTGACCTTTACTGCGTTACGGTCGCTCTGGTCATAGAAGCCTTCAGATATTAGCTTGTAGAGTTCTTCTACAACGATGTTCTTCCCGGTGTAAGCATAGATGACATCCTGAATGGACTTAGGTGTAGCTCCTTCCTGATAAGCCGCCAGAAGGTCTACAAGCATATCACGATACCCAATCGGATAGGCGAGAGTGGCCGGAGCCGCTCCGGCATTTGTCCAAATCACAGAACCATCAATGGTCGTCGCTCCGGTTGTAAGAGCCCACGAAGGTTCCACACTCCCCGTTTGACCGGCTGTGGTTGCTATCTGGACGTTTCCATTACTGTCCAGAATCGCCGTGCGGAGAATCATTCCGGTGTCTGCTGCCCACTGTCCAAATGAAGCGCCAAAATCCCCCGAATCAAACTGAGACAACTGTTGAAAGTTGCCTGTAACAAAAAGAGGATTGGCATACTCACGCTTGATGTCTGGAGGCGTAAGATATTGGGGATTTTTTGCAACGACATCGTATGAGTACATGTACTCAATGCGTGCCAATTCGATAGCCACGGCACGCAAGAATGAACCCCAAATGCTCTGGTCATTACGCATGGTATAGTAGTTCGCCATGGCGTTAATGAGGGATTGATACCGAGCGTCTTCGTACTGAAGCAAATCTTCACGGGAGCGAAGATAGTATTGGTCTTCCTGCGTTACGATAGGCATCGGTACCCATACTGTCAAATTCTGGCTGGGCTCCTGATTCAAAGAGCCCAAGGAATCCACGCAAATATAGGTGACCTTGCTGTAGGTCACTGCATCGAGGTAATTGTACTGTATCGTGGAGGACCAAGTTCCCCGCGAATTGTAAAGTGGCGAGGCCATCCTTAGCTCCCTGTTGTCACGTAGTTAATCGTAATGCGTCCGGGCACAAGATACTCTGTCGAAGACATAGTAATGTCGCTTGCCCCGCCCTCTCCATATACCTGATACGTGACAAAGAAGGAAAGAAGGGAAGGATTCGTCAAAGTTTGTGGCAATGTGATGATGACCTTCTGGTTGTACGCGGAACTCAAAGCCGTTGTTGTATTGATTTGGTCATTGGTTCCAATGATGTAAAAATAGCCATTACCAGACACAGTTGCCGGAGCGGTTGCGGTAGTCAAAAATTGCTGAACCGAACTGGTGCGGGTGTAAGCCTGACCCTGATATAGGAACCCAACAAACGCATCTGCTTGACCGCCTGAAGGAAGCGTACTGTCAGGAAGGACTGGGCTCTGCGTTATGAAGCTGTGCGCCGGGGTCGCAACTCCAGCAAAAGCTGGGTCAGAGGACAGAGGAATCCACGTAGTCGCGGTCGGAATGACCACTCCAATATCGTAGGAACCATCACTCTTAGCACACTTAACCAGCGGAAGGTTGACTGTTTGCACTCCGGTGACCCCCATGACTTGTTGAACAAGTTCCGATTGATACAAAGTGCCACTGGCATTATCGAGAACAAGGTCTATGGTGCTGCGAATAATTGGGTCAACCACATCCGCTGAGGCGTTTGATTGCAAAGTCACAGTCATGGTGATGTCAACCGGATTGGCAATCATCGCCTTCACAAGGACATCAGCCGCAGCGTGCTTAAACGTATCAATTTGGTTAGCAAGAACCTCTACGAAAGCGGGGTACTCGGTGGCAAATGTGAATGCCTCAGTAATGAAATAGGACACGCTCACCGCTGCCCCATCCGGGATACGGGTGGTTCCAATATTCGCCGCCGAGCGTGCGATTGCTGCTGTGCCTGAAACTGAATCCACCGTGAGAACGAAATCCTGATTCTCCACCATCACGGTGCCGTTGTAAGTAACCTTGATGTAGCGATTGTCGTGTGGAATCAACGCCCCCACCAACCCAGTGGAGGCCGAAAGATTGACCGTTCCATCAGGGTTCAACGAGGCACCATCCAACGTGAGCGTTGTGTTTCCATAGCTTTCAGGGAGCCACGTGTTATGTACGAATCCTTGATTGTCAAGAGTGGAGTATGTTGTACCTGAGAGGGTCTGAGATTCGTTCGATACGAACGTCAAATTTTCAGCTACCTCAAACTCATTGTAGGTCACTAGAAGCTGCTGATTATTTTGAATGCTGCTTCCCGTAACTGTGCCTGTAGTGGGGATAACAGCAGTGTTCAGGGATGACGTGAAGGTCACCGTAAAGGACGTTCCATTTGAAGAAGAAACAGTCAGGACTGTACCAGAAGGGAACTGAGTTGCGAGTTGTGGGTTCGTCAAATTATTGACAGTAATCTGAGCCCCGATGCCAAACAGGTTATTGCAGGTAAAAATTGCCTGACTGGTAGCGCCCAAAATCTGAATTGCCGTAACCGGATAAGTCACTGTCAACGGCTGAATGCCATAGGTGTGATACGGTCCTGTCGAAACGATAGTGTAATCTGCACCGAATCCATATAAAGTAGATTGGTCAGTGGAGCGCACCGATACCACATTACCAAGAACCCCGTTAATACCTACCGTCAAACTCATAGCCGAGGCGATTGTCACAGGAGTGCCAGTGATGGCTGTAACTGTTGTTGTGACCGGGGCAGTTGTCGTGGTGGAAACATCAACCATGTCTCCGGCTTGGTTGGAACCGCCATTCAACAAGAAGTCAGAAGTATGAATGAGGTCTATGAGGTTTGTAGCCACCGTTCCCGTTTGATTTTCCTGACCTATGACAGAATTCACCGAAATGACTGGCTGAAAAGCGGGGGTATCAGTAAGAGGAGACTGGTATCGAGCCAACAACTGATACGTTGTGCTCCCCGACTGAGTGGACAAGCTGGCGATTGCCGCCTTGTTAGTCGCCGGGACGCCGTTGAGCACTAAGGGAACAGAAATTTGAGAAAGCGAATCGCCAACAATCTGATAAGCCAAGTCAGTTGGGCTCAAAATGATATACCCAGCGACGTTATCAAACTGAGAATTCTCCAAACCAAGATAGAAGCTGCCGTTAGAGCCAGTGACAAGAAGCTGCACAGCTTGATACAACGGGTATGAGAGCGATGAGTTCGGAATTTGAGCGTTCAGCGTGTTTCTATTGAATGCGTTAAGCGTGATGTAGGTCGAGGGTGTTCCAAAAGTGCCTGTATTTTGGTATTGAAAAGCGATGACCTCATCCTGCTCAGAGAAACTAACACCCTTTGTGTAGATGTCCACACAACCATATACATGTTTCTGACGGATTGGGTCCCAATCGCGGAGCATCTCAGTGTCCCCGGCAGCTACCACAATCGCGTCAACAATTCCGGGCGTAGCCAGAGCCGTGGTGCGGTATCCGTTGCGAGTACCGGAGTCAACCCCTGTATCAAGTCGAATGAGGATACGAGCAGCGAAACTGGAATTGATTTCGTCATCTTGTCCAAAAGCGGCGGCTGTCAAATTGGTGCAATACCATCCAGAGGGGGCTCCAGTGCCGATATTGTTGATAGTCCCCGCCCCCACGTTCGTATTACTGCCTGTGGATTGACACGAAGCTGGAACACTAACTGCCCACCACCCATTAACCGGGTCGTAGTAAGTGTTGATAGAGTTGGCTGCGATACTAGCCGAGCCTGTTGTCACAAAATTCAAGGCTGGGGTTTCTGCGTCAGCAACCGTTGAGACAACAAGGCCGATAGGGAAGGTTACCGAAGAAGTAGGCTTAACATACGTGTAGAAAGTGATGTTGACAACAGAACTAGTCGCTCCCTTACGAGTCAACCCAGCCCGTTCGCCCAGCACATCGAACTGGTTGTCGATGAATGTTTGAGTGTCAGCGGAGTTTAACCCATACGCACGCGAAATCTGTTGCTTTATTGGAGAAGAATTGAATGGATCACTGATGCCGTTCCCACTCGTATTATCTATCTGTGCAAGCCCCGATACTGATTGACTCACACGAGAGAACCATTCGCGTACGCTCATGTTCGAGAGTTCAATCGAAACCGGATCAATCATAAGGTCGCGGAGTTCGGAACGCGGTGACAGGTCGAGATTCGGATAGTTGCGGTTGACCTGCGTAATCATCCGACCTGCGATGTCTTCTTTACGCTGAAGGGCAAGAAAATCCGTAAGCTGTACAAGCTTGAGATTTACATAGCCGCATGTAATCGGACCGTTCTGTTGTGATTCGAAAATAGCCTGAGTGTTGGGGTCTTGAATCACCGTGGAGAGCATCGCATAGAATATGTCCGCCCCAGCCACATCTGACTGTGGGACATCCACGTAGTTGTAGTTGTTCTGTTGAACCGTGTTGATAGTCGTCACAGTTTGAGTTCCACCAAGCCCGTCGTAAGAAGTGGCAGACTGAGTAGACAGTACAGAAGTATCCGACCGGCTCAATTGTGATGGCGGAACAACGTCTCCATATTGAACATAGGTGGGGTTGATGCCATCCGAGTCAGTGCTCAACAAAACACGGGTACCAACGGTTCCGGGGTATGTTGGTTCTAGCCATTCAATACGACAGATGTTTTGTGCCATGTAGGAGCGCACCGCAGAGGGAGGACCGATAACAATCCCGGAACCACTCACGTAAGGAATGAGGATGAACTTCAATGTAGGAGTGACAGCAATGTAGCCGAGATTCTCCCACACCACCCCATTGTCCGTTGTAGAAGCACCAACGGTTGTATTGAAGTTTGGAATGATTAGACCCGAGGTTCCGGCTGTAGTCACAAGCTGAACATATCCGTTGGGGTCAACCAGCCGAAAGTTGAGAATGTACGCTGTGCTTGCTGCCCATGAAGCGGCGAGTGGGTCGTAGTTGCGACCAAGAATTTGAACGGTAAGGTCACCCTGCGTGGGATCAATCGTTATAGTTCCACCGAACTGGTTTTGCCCATTGACCAGAAGAGGGTCTTTGTTGTAGGTGATTTCATTGTACGCAAGAACCTCAATCTGGCTCGTATTTGCATCGGCGTAGATGATGTAAGGAAGGGCTGTCGTATCAACAGAGATAGAACTCGTCTGTCCCTGCGTGATTGTGGGCAGAATTGGAGTCACCGATATGAGAGCCGTCAATGAAACATCTGGTGTGGGCATTATTGATTACCTACTAACTGGGATGACGTGGTTAATGAAAAACTGACCGGGGTTGCATTGGGAGTGCCATAGGATGTAATGTCCGCCGAAACAGCAATGGAGTTCGGGTCGATTGTGTTCGTCTGCAAGTTCTGTATGTCTTTCAGCATCTCCTGTGGGTCGAGAGACTGCACTGTTCTTTGGGCCGATTGGATGCTCTTCAAGTTCTGAAGAGCGGTCAAAATCTGGTTCGAAACATCGGCATCTGTAATCGTCACTCCCCATTTCTTTCCGACATACGTCTTAATCGGACAAGTGAACTGCGGGTAAAACTGACATTGGGAGGTCAGCACCATCTTCAGCACTCGCTGAACCATTTTGTCGGTGCCAACGATGTGAATAACTGAACCATTGCTGGCTGGTTTAATGTCGTTCAACTGCCCCGCCGTACCACACTTCAAGCAAAAGTTTTTGATGGTGGTGTAGGAGACTTCAATGAGCGGCACATACCAACGAACCGGCTTCCTGAACATGATTTTGTAAAACTGGTCAGAAGTTGTAACTCGGTTAATGTCCGGGGTCACAGTGTACCCATACGTCGGGTCATCCGCCTGAACCAACTGACCTCCAATGTAAACCTGCACCTGACTAGCCCCATTGATAGGCGCACGCATGTTCAATGCCACGTTGCTGGCAAGATGGAAAGTCATAAAGTCCTGCCAGTCAATGACATACCTTTCAAATGACTGCTGATGGTTACATGGAGCTAACCGAATATTGAAGTCATAACTCATTAAGTTTCGACGGCTCCTTGTTCCTTGATAGAAATTGGCAGTCCCAATGATGGGTCAGAGTGGTTCATCTGCTCCAACTCCCAAATGGTTGGAGTGTCGGCCTGATTGACGCGGAAGTACGGCTGACCCTTATACAGGCTGTTAATGTCGTCTACTAGAACAGCCACGTACTCAGGTTTCGAGAAATAACTGTTGATTTTTGTCAAGAGCGGTTGAAGCGTGTCAGGAATACCATTCGCGGTGCTAGTGGCTGGCTGGATGAAATCGTGAGCATACTGGGCCCTGTCTTCACTTTTTTCAATCAAACAGCGAATTTGGTTCATGTGAAAAACAGCCTCTTCATCTCGTTGAAGCATGTCTTTGAACTGAGTCTTAATTTTGCTCATCAACACCATGGGCAATTGGTCATTATCATAGGGGTAAGCGAAATGCCCATACTGCCCCGGCTTCCATAGGGTCTTAGAGAACGTTGGAGCAAGCGGCTGGTCGTTGACGGTGCTGTAATATTTTTCCAACACTCCCGCCGTTTTGCGAAGTTGCTGTGCTCGAATCTGATGAAACTGAGAGATGGGAGTGAGGTTATTTTGACGAGCGGAGACCCATGCTTGGAAGGCATTCCACTGGCTGGCCGAAAAATGCCCCAAGAAATGAAATGGAGGATGTGCGTAAGCGTATTGAAATGCCATCAATCTGTCTCGTAGTACGTCGTCGTTGTGTAAGAGCAGGTCAACCCGCCCACTTCATTTGTTGCGGTATATCCCAGCGTCCCGTTGTAGTCGGAGTATCCGCCTTGACCATCGCTGGTGCTCTCAGGAATAATGTTGCTTGCTATGGCGGTGATGGAATAGGTCTGCAAATACCCCGACTGACCGCCGACTGTGGCGGGAGTGGATGAGGTTGGAGTCGAACTAGTTCCTATATCCTGAGTGTAGTTACTGCTGCTGGTATCCCCAAAGTCATCACTGTAGTTCAAGGTTATGTTGGCAGAAAAATCTACCGACAGCGGATCGTTGCCCCCCGGCGTGAAAACTTGAGCCGTGATCGTAACAGGGGTTGAACTTGTCCAGAATGATGGGTTCACTGTGAAGTTGTACGGCACAGGAGCAACATACGTCACACCAGTTGCTGTGATAGTCCCGACGTTGCCGTTAATGTAGGTCACCGTGCCGGTTGTGAACGCATTGCCGCTCAAATATGTGAGCGTACCTGAGACCATAAGGCTGACCGTCAAGGTCTGATTTGTGGTTGATATGGGGGCGACGAATGGAACATTCCATCCTGTGAGCCAACCATTAGAATCCAAATTGGGAACAGGTGTGCCGGTCGAAGTCGCTCCCGCAATTGCACAAGAGCAATTGACCGTGTTCCCTGTTCCAAACGCGCCCTGCTGCTGTGGAGAGAACGCCTTATTCAAAGAGATGACCAGTGTGTTATTACCACCATTCGCTGTGGTTGTAGATGGCGATACAGCAGCGACCGCTGGCATGTTCATGTAATCCACTTCGAAATTGAACGTGTTTCCACCTGTTGAACCCGAGGGCACAAAGAGGTCAAAAGAGTTGTTGGCGCTATTGAACCAAGAAACATCGTCCGCCGTGACTATCAAACTAGTGGAGAGCACACGAGATGTACTAATGGGGTTGGCGGTATACCCATTGTAGTTTAGAGTAAAGTTTGTGCCATCATACCCGACCGAAAGCAGCCCTAAGTAAGCTGTATTATCGGATGAGGAAAGTTGAAACCCTGCTGGGAAATACGCCGTCTTGCTAACAGGTTGTCCATTGTATGTCTGGAACGTGTACGTGTTAGAACTGGCACTGTTGTACAAATACAAGGTGCCTGTCGTCCCTTCGAGAATGGGGCAGTAGGACTTCGAAGTGTACACAATGCCGGAGACATTGACCGTCAACGTAATTGGATTGCCGGTCAACTGAAGATTGGTCGGGCCTCCAGCCGGGGTAATCGTCAGATTTCCAGTGGGTGTGCTTGCTGCCGGTGCTGAAATCAAAATAACTGGGTCGAGTTCGCCAGAACCAGATTGGATGTGCAGCACACGTCCACTGTGATACCAGTAATCCCAGTCAGCCTCAATTGGATACACTCCGGGTTGAGGGAACGTCACTGAGACTGAACTGGTACCGATGTAGCCACCCGAGCCGCTTGTTAAAGGAGGAGCAGGAAGCAGTGGGTACCCATTAACGACAGTCATGGTTTGGTGCGAACCACCCAAGACTGAACCCTTCCCTGACCATGTTGGGAGTCCGCCTGTGGCTGAAGCACCCAAGCCCCATATTGAACTATCCTTGTAGGTATGGGTCAGGGTGTAAGCACCGGCTGCGGGTACCAAAATGTAACCAGTGATGCAAACGTTGAAATTCTGAGTATAGGGAGGGAAGCTAACATAACTGGCTACAGTTCCTGTTGCAGTCAGAGTAGCCCAGTTCGGGTCGCTCCCGTTTCCCACGCCGCTTACGAAGGCGTCAAAGGCCAGAGAATTGTTTGTTCCTGTGGCGGTCGCTGTGCTGATATAGCGAACTGTAGCCCCGTAGCCGATGGCTGTTGAGTCACTCGGATTACACCAAATATACGAAGCAACTGGACCACTCGTAGGAGAGTCACCCCAAGCGGCGGCATTCACGATGCTTCCAACTTGAATGAACCCATTCGTTGTTTGCCAGTTGACCTGCGCTACAGGCGTCGTGTAGTGCGTCCCGGCAATGGTTGCAGCCCCCGTGAGGTTATCCGTACCACCATTCGCCCCCGTGTAGGAGAACGTTGCTGACCCAGCACCTGTGGTTGTATCAACAGGCACCGAAACAGAAATGGTTTGAGGGTTTGCTCCCCCTACTGTGACTGTAATTGTTTCGTATTGAGTTGCCATTTTTAGACCTCTTAAGCCTCAGTAAATTGCGTCGGGAATGCGTTGCTGGCCGCGATTCGAAGAACCCCGTCGTTATAAACCAACCACTTAAAGGTTCCAGTAGCCGTTACACCTGAATCCGTTACCGAAATTCCAAATGTGTTATCTCCAGCGGTTCCTGAAGAAAACGGACCAGTGACAGCGATGTAAGCAACGCCACCGCTCAACGATGTAACCGCAGCGGTAAACCCGGAGTTGCTAATCACAATCCCACTTTGCAGAGTGGTGGGACTTGTTGTAATCACCCCAGTCGCTACCACATAGAATGAGTAATTAGGACGCGGGTTAATGGATGAAACACTGCCTGTGTCAATGTACCCGAGGTAGTTGGTTGAAAGGCTATCTGTGTAATCAATGCCCGTGTACAGCTTAAGACCACTGATGACAGTAAGCGGGAGTATCTTATCAACATGCGACCCAATGTTATCGGTCACACGGAAAGTGATAGGAAGCGCACTAACAACCTGACTAGTTGTACCGGAAATTATTCCAGTTCCCGAAGCCAAACTCAACCCGGATGGAAGCGGGTTAGCTGACGCCGGGGAGATTGACCACGTATATGGTGTGGCTCCTCCAGTTGCTGCCAATGCTGTGGTGTACGCAATTCCTGCCGTGCCCTGAGGCAGAGAGACAGTTGAGATTTGCAAAGTAGACGCTGAAATAACAAGACTCAATATCGCTTGAGCCGTATCAGCGGGGGTCAAACTATCCGTAACTTGGAAAGTCACATTGCTATTGAACGCCGAACTGACAGTGCCAGACAAAGTGGCGCTCGTCGTCGGGCTATTGGGGGTGAGTGTGAGCCCGGAGGGCAACCCAACCGAAGACCACGCGAACGGAGTGTTATATCCCGTGGCAGTCAATGTTGTAGTGTAGAACACCGATACAACCCCTTGCGGCAGCGAGGTTGTAGTTATGGCAAGACTGGAATCGGTGCTTAACGAAAGCGTAGCTGACGCCGGGTTTCCGATAGAGTCTGTTGCATCTACAATCACAGCATAATCAGTCAACACACCAGTGTATGACCCCGAGATTGTAGCGGTGGCTCCCTGATTACCCGAGTTCGCCTGTAGAATGAGACCCGTAGGAAGTGGGTTCGGGCTGGCGGGATCGACCTGCCATGAAACAGGAAGGTTCGGGACGCCAACAACCGTGCCAAGGGCTTTCAACGTTCCTTGGTAAGGAGCGCCACGGTCGATGGGACCAACACCGGAGTCATCAATGTACATGCCACCCTGTGCTCCTGTCTGAAGCGTAAATACTCTTGGGAATGTGCCCCCAAGGTGGTCAGTGACTGTGACTGTAATCAGTGTGGGGATAATGATGCTGGATGTAGTGCCTGATAGCACACCTGTGGAAGCATTGAGTGAAATTCCGCTGAGGGGCAATTGAGGACACGACCAAGTATAGGGGAGAGTGCCTCCGACCGCTTGAATGGTGAAAGAGTAGGCGGTGCCCACCTGAATCGTCGGCAGTGTTGTTGTTGTGATAGTCACAGAATTGATTACTGTGAATGGAATGGCTGCTGATGCCGTAACTCCCCGTGAATCTGTAACTGTGAAGTTCAGAGTGGTGGTGCCGATTGTTGTCGGCGTGCCTGACAAAGCACCCGTACTGGTATTGAAAGACATACCTGAGGGGGTTGATGCCAAAGACCAAGTGTACGGTTGAGCCGGTGGCGAGAATGGTATGCCGCCAAACCCCTGAAGCTGGAAGCCACCTACAACACCATTGTAGATTTCTCCTACAACCCCTGTTGGCAGAGATGAGGTCAAAACGACAAGTGGGTTGATGTAGTCAATAAAGAGACGATGATACAAGAACGCCGTCTGGTTGCTTGAGTTAGTGAGGGTGAACCAGATGTCAAAGTACCCCGCTTCAAGTGGTGTACCAACGATAGAGACATAAGCACCCGACCCAGCAACTTGCGTTGAAAGACCGACAGGAAGACGACCGCGATAGATACCACACCCGGTGATAGTAGCTGACGATGAGATGGTACTCGTACCTGCGACAATGGTAGTCTGCACTTGTCCATCAAGAATGTTGTCATTAACCTGAAATGCACTAGCCTGTGTATCCCATGTGATTGTAACTGTCCCTTGAATTACATTGTTCACATCAACGTATTCGATGACGCTCTGAGTCAATGCGGTTGAAATGAGCGTGCCATAAATCAACATGGTGTTGACATCAAAAGAGAGTCCGGGTGGCAGCGATGACCCAACTTGAACACGAGCAGTAAGCCCGGTCAAATTCACGGTTGGAGAGTTGAACCATGGCTTCAATGGATTCAAACCAACGAAACTACCCACAATGTATGGGCGAGTGAAACACTGCGTCGTGCCGATGTTGGTTGTTCCGTTGTGTGACAACAAAGTGTACTCGCGGGTGATGGTAGCAACCTGCGTGCTGCCCTGAAGAATTGGAAGTTGAATTGGCTGTTGAATATTTGAAAATGAAGTCGGTGGTCCGCTCACGGCCACAGTCGGCGGAGTTGAACCGTTGATATTCAAAACCAGACCATCGCTCAACGTTACAGTGCTCGATTGAATCGAGAACCCAGCCAAATTCCCAATGACGTTGTGAGTCACAGTTGTGCTATCACTCGAACCCCAAAAATTGTCGAAGAACGCCTCTTCAATGTAAACGGCGCTGACTGGTTCCTTGACACGATACTGAACTGGTCCAGATGCAACGGCTGGGGTGGGGCTGCTATCGAGTGCTGTGACGTTGAATGAAACCAAGTTGCCAACATTTTGAGTTGTGGGAATGACAAGATATTCAATCTGACCATTCACAAGACTGACACCCGAACTTGTGGGGGCACTCAACGAGTACGGGTAGTGACCGCCGTAGATTGGAACTGCCAGTTTGAACTGTTCACTTGCGGAGACGGTAAGCTGGTCGATTGGCCCAAGCGAAAAGACAGCGGGAGCAAGTTCGAGAGTAAAATTCTGCGAAGCTTTTGCATTGATAGCATCCGTTACTTGCACAACAAACGTGTAGGTTTCGGTGTAATCCGAGTTGGGGAATTCTGAGGTATAAGTACAGGGAACCCCGCCCAAAATCCCTGAGACTGGATTGATGGTCATGCCAATAGGAAGCTGACCGGCGACGACTGCCCAAGTATATGGAGCCAGACCGCCAGTGTTTGTAATCTGTGTGGAGTTGCCCGGATACGGCACACCCACAACTGCGTCAGGCAGGGGAAGAGAAACAATCTGCAAGTCAGTCGGAATTGTGAAAGTCAGGATGGTCTCTGCAATGTAAGCGGGGCTGCTGCTGTCCATACAGGCGAAGTTCACCGTGTACGCACCTAGTGCGGTCGGCGTACCACTGATAGTGCCATCCACATTCATCTTTAAACCGGGCGGTAGCCCCGTGGAGAACCAACTATACTGAAGCGTTCCGCCTGTTGCTTGCATCTTGAATTCTGTCATCGGCTTGCCAACGTAGGAGTTCGACGGCAGCGTAACTGTAGTAATCGTCACAGGAACGGAGGACGTTGCTGAGTTCGTTTCAAGAATGTAAATAGGTTCGATAAGTTCCTTGGCATGTGGACGGCCCATCATCGGAAACACATCAATCGCCATAGTGTTGAGTAACGAACTGGCGTTGGAGAACCGAGAGGTTGCTACCATCAGTTTGAGTTCATTTGTGACCGTATCACGAGCGACAGAACGAACGACCACTTCATACGGCTGCGGAGTAACGGCGGTGGTGGAGGCATCCACAATTTCGAACATGACATTACCACCGATGCCAAGTGTCCCAGTCAATGCTCCCTCTGTGGCTGCGCCGGGGTTGTATTGTTGGTCAAGCACGTAAATCTGCTGCGTGAATTGACGGCGGAGTTTTACAGGCGGGTTGGCCGTTCCAAAATCATTCTGAGTCTGAACAATGACATTCTGAGCCCCCGGTGTATTGAACGACTTCGCTACTGAACGGCTACTGAGAGGCAACCATCCAGTTGAAGTGTTGTCAGGGAACAAAATCTGCCATGCTCCAGCCACATCATAGTTTGCATTCAATGTGATAGTCAGCGTCTGACCGAGCAACAGATTTGTGTTGTCGAAGGTCACATTCGCCGCTTGCAAAGAAGCTGGAAATACGTGACTGAAATCCCATGGAGCGGAATTGAGAGCTACTGAGCTATTGGAAGACAACGCCGTCATATTCATGGTGTAATCGCCAGTAGCCAATTCCTCTTCGAACACACGAGCAGAAGCAGTTCCGCCATTCTCTAAACCGTCCGTGAACACCGTAACTGGAGTTCCAATGCCCGGTGGTGTTTGAAGAACAATGTTCCATCCCAAATAGGCTGTATACACGCCATTCACTGTGTAAGGTTGCCAGTTCGCCGTCAGGTTGTAGTTTTCATCAATGACAGCGATAGTGGGCGCTGGTAGAAGAGGACTTGCCTGAGCGATGGAACTGGAGATAACAACCAGCGGTATCGAATAGGACGTACCGTAGTAGTTGTTGCCATACACTCCATACACATTGGAGCCCACCTGTTGCACAGTTGCTGAGTTGTTACCAGTTACTGTGGTCACGGGAGTGACAGAGGGTTCTTGTGCGAGGTAAAGGTTTGTAGCCGTTCCCGATGTCGCCCAAGAAACAGTAAACGTGGTGTTGTCTTGAACCGAGTTGACAGAAGTCGTTGGGTTTGTAATTTCCAACTGGGTGCCAACAGCAGTCACAGTCATGGTAACAATCTGACTGTAGCTGCGCTGAAAACCTGCGGCTATAGAAGCAACGACAAACTTGTATGTGCCGGGTGTTAGCGCGTTGCCAGCAATCTGATTCGAACTATTGATGTACAACCCATCCGGGGCTCCACTGATAACGCCCGGACCAAACTCTGAGCCCCCAATCAACTCGAAAGTTGCGCTTGGAACTACAGCACTCGTCAGGAAGTTGGTCGCTGACAACTGAATTGGGGTAATGTTTGTGCCTGTGGACGTATTGAGAGTGGGAAGTACACCACCCACAACCAAGGGAGTGTTCCCCAAGCATTCGAACAAAACCTGAGCATACCCCTGTCGAGTTGGGGAACTAGCTGAGTTCGCGACATCAATCTCCAATACCCACTTGTTACCAATTGCAACACCGGCGGGAAATTGGAAAGAAACTGTAGTGGTTGGTGCGCCTGAGTTAATCACCAATCCCGTGTTTGTAATTAAAGGGGAGGGGAGGGCTGACTCAATCGGAGACTGATTCTGTGTAGTCAGTGTGATGTAGAGAGTCTCCGAAACGTTGAATCCATCAGGAGAAGAGAGTGTGATAGTGAGAGTCTGACCAAAATACCCCACCACTTTATCTGGCGTGGAGCCAACAGGGGGAGCAATACCAACTTTAATGGCCGGTGTCCCCAACCAGCTACCGCCACCACTAGGGCCTAATGAATTGAAGTCAATGATCTTAAGTCCACTCGCAACTGGAAGAGAATTGCTATCCAGAATCTGAAGACTTACAGAACCGGATGTGGTCGGGGCAGAGATGGTATATGTCGCAAATGTGCTGGTAAGTGTACCGCCACTATTAAGTGTAAGAGGACTTGTCCACTGATATTGAAGTGGAAGAGCAACTGGAGAGCCTCCCGACTGTAAAAGACCAAGAAGCACATCAACTTCAGCATCTACCTCAAGAAGACCAGAGGTTGTATTGAAGTATGCTCCAAGACCAAAATCTAAAGTACCGGCCTTTTGCGTCTGAGAACTAATGATGAGATTGAGTTGATAAGCCCGGTCGGGCTCATCATACATAGAGCCGGGTTGGTATGCTTGAATCGTAAGGGGGACTGTAACCGGCGACGTGGTGTAGATTTGCAAACCACCTATAAGGTCAATAGTTTCTAACGGAGCGTTTCCAAAATGCGGCTCCGACACACGAAGTACCAATTGGCTTTCGTTTGAAGTGACGAAGTTCAACCCTGTGGGAAGACTTGATGGAAGAATAAAATTGCAACCAGTTGTTTGCTGTACCCCATTCAGTCCATAACCGAAGATTTGAATGTCACTGACTGTGCTGTCATAAGAGGGAATGGTCAGCGTCGTCAATCCACTTGCAGTGGCAATTGAGAATGGTGTTCTGACTTCCATGAAAATCGGGAAAGAGACAGCGGGGTTAATACCATCGGTGCAGGACACAAAAAATTCATAAGGATTCGACTGATACTGCGCCCCCGCAAAAGACAAAGTGCAGATGGTACCTGCGGAGTTAACCGTGGAAGTGACCCACGAGGGCGCTGCGGGGCTCAACGTCCATGTGGCTGTCCCTTCGAGGCCGGTTACACTCAAGGTTCCGAGTGTGGCTGATCCAAGCGATGCAACACGGACAGCCAGCCCATTGTTGCTCGATGCTAGAGGGAGAACCAAATTGACTTGCGTTGCGAAATTTGCTGTTAGTGTGAGACTCATTTTTTACCCTACGAAAGCAAAGTTACGGTGTTTGAAGATGAGTCGGCTGTAACTCCACCCAAGAATGGGTTGATAGTGACAGTACGAGCCAAGGTTGAATTCGCTGAAAGCACTGCGGCTCCATTAGTTTGAAAATCCGACGTAACAACCACGCTTGAGTTAAACTCCACCTGAGCGACCACAGTCGTATTCAAAACGTTTGTTTCCTCAAGATTGGTTGCAGAGTGTGCCTGAAGATTCAGGGTTGAATTCCGTTCACCAATGAAGAACTGACCGGGAATCGCTCCTACATCCACTGCTAGATTCATGTTTGAAGCTGTAATCTCCGATGAACTAGCTACCATGCCGGTGCCGCCGTCTGGAAGAGTGATGCTGCCTCTATCGAAGATGGCGTTGCATCCCTGTGAGAATGCACCGGCCTGAAGATTATTCGTGAATATGCAATCCACAAAATCAACATCCGAGTCAATGGCGTAGATGGCTGGATTTGAAAACCCTTGGAACGTTATGTTGTTGAAAATGACGCGGCTGTTGTCTATAAAGAAGGCTGAAGTCGGTCCATTGCCAAATCCTGTAAATCCGGTAGCGTCAATCACCACTGGATTTGTCGCCCCGGCGACCGCCGTGATGACCAGACGACCAGCTTCCTGAATTGTGAAGGCAAGGTTGCCCAACGCATAGTAAACCGCTGACCGAATATCCCCATCCCCCAAAGCAATCTCTTGTAGGGTGCTTTGAAGATTCGTAATCGAAAACGGCACATTTGTGTCCACAAGCTGAATCGAGCACGGGTCGCGAAGGACTGGCGGCAGAGCGTCCAGAGCCGCTGTAATCGTAGCCTTCGGTGTGTTCAAACTCAGACCATCGTTACTGTCGTTCCCGGCTGGTCCATTGTTGACATATAGAACAATGGGGGCTGTCGTGGCCTGAAGGTTCTGACCCAACACAGTGCGAGGAGCCGGAGGAGCAATAGCAAAACCAACGTGTGGTGTCGCCTGAGAAAAACCACGCCCCCCGCCAGCATTGATAAACTGAATCTCCTTACGAAAATCCTTATTCATTGGCGGGATGAAATCGTTAGTGTGAAGCGGCACTTCGAAAGTGTGCTCCACGTTGTTCTGTCGCATCGCCACATAGTTGGAATCAAACAAGGAAGCCAACGGGGTGTTTATCAGCGTAGCATCCGACCAATTCACCAAAGCCGGTAGCGTAGTCGCGATTGGAATTTCACGATTGTACGGGTACACATCCTCAAGACCAACGAGTGGTGCAGCCCCGGAGCCGTTTGTGGTAACCAAAGCGTTGTCGTCGTTGTGAATGACTTCATAATTGCGACTCAGCACTCCTTCACCTTGGTAGGGGATGTAGCGTTCAACTATCGTCAAACTGGAGGTCGGTGTGAACGCAGGAAGAATCGAGCCGCAGAACATAAATTGGTTGAGGGGCTTGGCTGGTACTAACCCAGTGCCAAGGACATCGCCAATTACCGTAATTGTCGCCAAACCACTATTGAAATTCACAGTTGAACAAACTGTAGAGTTCAGATTTCCTGTAGAATCGAGTATCCAGATTAGCCGATTCGAATCGTTTCCAGAGATTCCTTTGATAATGGCGTTACTTGCTGCCACCACGATTGTGGTGAGGTTTGTGGTGGCGTTGTAACAAGTGGTGTCGTATTGGGAAGATGGTACCTCCACCACCACTCGACTATCCATAGGAAGAGTAGAGTCGGCGGTGTATGTGCCGAACAGCACTGTCTCTTCAACCTCAGTCACGCCTTTAACAGGAGCGTTGTATGCAAGCTGCGCCGTATCTTGAGCAAGGAAGGTCATAACAAGGGTCGATGTAGAAGGAACAAGTTGACTGAGAGTGATAACGCAGTTCGGTCCCTTTACCAACATGCCGGAGATTGTGTATGGAACTCTGGTGGCCGCGTCTACGACGCTGATGGGATAAAGACCGTTGACTGTGGAATTCAAGTTGGTACGATTGACAATAAACACCATCGTAGTTCCGAGCGCCGTCCCAGTCGAACCCGGTACGAGAATTTCAATTCTTGTACCAAAAACAAGGTTGGAATATTCAGGATTGTATGCTGTGACGTTGTACGCCTGAACTGCCAGTGGGTTAGTAAAAATTTCGTACTCAGATACGCCGTACACTGGCAGGTTCTTGCCTGAAGTTGCATCCGAGACAATGCCTCCATCGACTGCAATAGGGGTCTTCTTCAAATCCGAGCCGGAGTTTGCAGGATACTGAACGCCGAGGGTGCAGTACATTTTGTTGCTGCCGGGATCAAATGGTGTGCCCTGCAAGTTCTTGATAAGAGTCAAAGTCACCGACTTGGTACCAACTCCGTTGACTTGAAATTGCCCATCTGTCGCAGGGTAGATTGCTACAGGCATGTTGATGGGGGTCTTTGCAATGATGCCTGAGTTAAAACTCTGTACCGTGACAGATTGAATCGTTGCATTTGATGAAGTCGGGAGCGTAAAGGTGAAAGCATCTCCCTGCATCCACGGGCCACTTTGAGCACTGGAAGAAAACCAAGCGGTCTTCATGCTAGTTGTAACCTGCTTGGTCACGTAAAAAGTGCGAAGGTCGGAACTGAATCCGTTCGCAAAACCATCCCAACCACCAGAAAGAGTATTTGTGTTGGGGACGGCTGTTGGAGCCACTGAAATGTAGTAATCCAATGCCGAGCCGAGCCCTTCCGTTTTGAGACCGTAACCATCACCACGACCGATTGCGATTCGACCATGACCTGTAATTAAGTCCACAAACCCTTCCCGCATAATCTTGTCCAAGTCCCATGCATCGAGAGTCACCGTTTGACGAGTATCTACCACGTCGTCCGGGAAAATCTGGTCAGCCAATCTCCCATCAAACCGACCTGAAACGCCAGAAGCCCCCGGCGTGGTTGATTGAAGAAGACCTGAGCCCGAAACCGAAGGGTCGCCACAACCGAAAATGTTGTTTACAAGGCTGAACGGACCGTAGTTACGCTGGAACATGACAGCGACGGGAAAGGCATAGGTATAGCCATCCATCGTTCCCATGGAGTTGTTTACATTGCCATCACCCGCACGCCAAATTCCAGTGTCACCGTTGATGGCTCCCATGTTGGTGAATTGATAAGTTGAATCGACAATAGGGGCTAGGTTGGTCGCAGTACCTTGACCATACACAATCTCCGTGGGGATAGCGCCGGGGTCTAAACCAAACTGATACTTTGTAAAATTGTAGGTTAGAGCAACCCGCTGAATGTTGAACCGCCACTGAATCTGAGCACGCTCTGTAGTCAGGAGCCCCGTCCCTGCGGTTGTAGTTGCAAAGATGTCAACGGAGTCATCCGGCATAGTTTCTGCGTTGGCTTGGTCAGGTGAGGTACAACCATACGGGTAAAAGTAGCGAAGCTGAGTCACGGGGTCGAGGTAGTAACCCTGTCCCGTCGTCGGGTCGAGAGACTGATACCAAACTTCAAGGAAGATGACGTAAAGACGCGCATCCTCATCAGTGAACCCGTTCGCCCAATATACCGGCTTCTGAGCCGTGGAGAGCGTAATACGATTTTGCGTGAGGTCGGCGGAGTTGAACCCGGAGATAGAGACAACCTCTCCATTGAACAAGACATCGAAAGCTGGGATGACAAAGGTGTTGGAAACCAGTGGCGTGAATGTCAGTGGAGCATAGGTCAAACACCCGGAAGTTGCTGACTTATCTGCGAGAAGAAGATGACGCTTGTAGTCTTGAAGGTCCTGAATCAGGTTTACGTCTGCATCAGAGAGTTCGTGGTCATGTAGTCCCACAATTGTTCGGAGTGAACGACCGAACGGGTCGAGAGTACGACTTACGACAGAAGGATACTGAAATGAAGCGTCGTCTATATTTGCCATCTATTTCCTCTTTAAGCAACCGCAACTTTTGGTCTTCCCCGACCGAAGACTACTCCCTGCTACACTGACAACCGTTCCGCAATCGCATCGGCAGTCCCATATCATTGACCGCCCATTCTTTTTCTTGCCCTTCCAGAGAACCAGCAACCTACCAAACCTTTGATTGACCAAGCTATACTTCTTTTCAGCCTTGGCCTGTTTGAGTTGCAATTGCACACAACCACAGCTTCTGGTTCGACCCTTCAACAAATCTTCTTGACGGACGTTAGTTCGACCGCCGCAACGGCAGGAGCACACCCATTTTGAACGCCCACCTTCAGTCACTCGGGTGAGAGCTACTAACAACCCAAACTGTTTACCAGCGAGATTATGTGGTTGCCGCACACTGTATTCCCATGCCCCTACTACTCAGGGGGCAATAGTCGGAGAACTTCTTTGACTTTCGAAAATCCTTTTGTAGAGAGGAATTTGATGGCAACTGTCCCTTATAATTACATCAATCAGTCCATAGTGGCTTCGTGCTTAATCCAGCCCAAGGACATCGACTCCTTCTATAACCCTGTTCTTTTGTCGCACACGGGTTACGCCTCAGATGGCACTCTGTACTCCGCTGGGGTGCAACAGCCCGGACCTATTTATGCCTCGTGGTACTCAGAATCGCCGGGATCGTATCGAGGGAGTCTCGCCACTTTTCCTCAAACCGGGCTTGTTCTTCTTTCGAACACCGCAATGACTATTCTCGATGGGAGCAGCCTTGCTCTAAATCTATGGATGCTCTTTCTACTTCAAAATGTGATAGTCGCCCCCGTGCCGCCGCCACTTTCACCGCCGCTATCTCCTCCGTTGTCTCCACCACTTTCACCGCCGCTGTCCCCTCCGCTTTCTCCTCCTGTTTTTGCGGGTGGGTATGCGCTTGTAGACAATTTCAATAGTGAAGTCAATGGGTGGGTGCCCAGCGGGTTGGCTTACGCAGATGGAGTCGTTTCTGTTATCTTTGCCCCCGATTTTGGCAATGAGAGCAGAAATATCACAGGAGACAATTACGACATCGGCTCCAATATGGTTGTTAGCATTGACTTTTCTCAAGATGCGGTGTATCTCGATGTTGCTGTGTAACAAAAATTTCTCAAAAACTAGCCAAAACCATGGCTAAACGGGTATACTACAGTTATGGACGAGATTCTTTCCACACCCTTTGTTGACGCAGCCATTGCCAATGACCCCCGACGCCAGATGAAGTTCGAAGAGGGAAAGCAAACTTTGGTGGACGGCATTGCCAGTCATCAGATTTACAATCCCGAATACGTCCAAGCCAAGGATGCCATTCGTCGGGCACTGGACGATACCTTCCGCAAGGCGCACGACGCCATCGTTACGGCTCAACGTTTGAATAACTTCGCCGGAACTTATGACTACTGGGATTTCGGCATGAGTTTCGATTCAGCCTCCGTCCCCAAGCAGTACCGTACTCTGACCAAAAAATTCGATAAGTACACTCCCGGCAAGGTGGCCGAGCCGCATCAGGTCGGTCTGAACGTCATTTACCGTTACATGGACATCCTCAGTGACGCCGTGAAGATGGTCAACCTTCTCAAAGAAGCAAAACCTTTCATCATCAAAGGCCGCAAACCTCCGGTTCTAACCGAGGCACAGCGAGTGCAGCAAGAGGCCGACCTGAAAAACACAGGCATCTGCCCAGTTTGCATGAGGCGGCAGAAGCTGACCTTTGAGAGCACACTGGTGGCTCACGGATACACTATCCCTCGCGGATGGGGTGGTCGGAATGGAATGTGCGTCGGTCGTGGACATCAAGCGTGGGAACTCTCTCCTGAGGGGGCTGTAGCCTACAAAGAGATGCTGGAAAAGTATCTTGTGGATTTGAAAAAGCTGCTAGTCAACTTGCAAGACAGCAAGTCCCCCACTCTCTCGGAGATGGTTCAAGTACGTAAGCCGAAGACTGTTGGCGGGTTTACATCGCTACAGTATCAGAATGAGCAGCGTACCTACGACAAGGGCACGCCTGAGTATGACCGTGTACGGCGCACGGAACTTCGCAAAACCGAAATCGCCATCGAGGGCATCAAGGCCGAAATTGAAGCGGTCAGCGGACGCATTGCCAATTGGAAGGCGGAGCCGCTGAAATACGGCGGTGCCGAAACTCAGGAACGTTGGCAGTCCCGATTACTTAAGAAAACCGATAAATAACGGCAAAAACGCAGTTCGCAAAAAAGCAGCCTGAAACAAAACCTCTACCAAACTCTTGGTAGAGGCTCCATGGCTGACTTTCAAACCTGCTACAAATTCATGCTACCGAACGAAGACGCGGTTCCGACGTACGCGGTCGCGCCTGACCCGCCTCCCGGTGCGTATGCTATCAGCGGGATTAACAGCTTCTCGTTCCCCACACAATATGCTGCCATCGCTGCAATTCCACAGGCTGAACGCGGTCCAGCGGTGATGCAGTTCTATCTGACAACCTTCTGGAATCAGTGGCTCGAACAACTGACCTCGGATGCGGTCGCAATGAGGGTCTTCGATGCTAGTGTCAATATGGGAGTGAAGGAAGCGATTGTTCTTCTGCAACAGGCGGTGAATTCTCTCTCCACTACACCCCTTGTTGTAGACGGTAAGATAGGACCAAAAACTGTAGCTGCTGCGAATGCCTGTGTAGACACGAGTCTCGTATCTGCGTTTCAACATGCCAGAGTCAGTTATTACGAAGAGATTGTCGCCAAGAATCCTGCGGATGCAATCTACCTAAAAGGCTGGACGGCTAGAGCCCTCAAATAGGACTAACGCTGCTTGTGGTTTCTCTTCTCTTCAGCTTCACGTGCGGAAATCCAACTGGTTTTACATTCATCGAGCCATGAGCCCGACTGAATTTCTGCGTGACTTAAACGATGTCGGAGAGTCCACCACTCCAGACCTGTCGCATCCCTATCGAAAATATTCTTCAAGCCGTCGTTGAGTATTTCAATGGCGTTGCAGCAACTGGAATAGTTCCCGTTGGCTGAGTCACGCAAATAGTCCATCGCATGAACTACCATTATCATCAGTCGCACACGGTCGGATAGGTTGGGCAACAACCTCTCAATGGTTTCTTGAGGCCACTGTTCGTTGTATAGGCTAGAAGAGTTCAAGGTAGGCAAAGTCCTTTTTATTGCGGAATCTCTCCATCCACAGAACATACGGGATTACAGACGCGACGAAGCCAAGAGCCCAAAGCAGAGCAAGAATATTGCGGCGGAACCACCCACCCTCATTACAGTAGTGGGCAGAGTAGAAGCACAGCCGGATACACCCTTCCCATAGATTGTAACGCCCATTCTTCACTGTGGTGCAATCTCGATGGAGTAATGTTTACGTTTGCTCTCTCGTCTCTGCTCTCCTTCAATCTCAAGAAGGAGAGAGTTGTCTTGAGGAATGAATAGCCAATCGACATTAGTATAGTTGGAGAGCACCAACCCCATCTCTTGTGGAGTGAGCCCAACCAAAGAATGACAGAGAGGGTTAATCTCGGCATCTCTCAACGCTGTCGGTATTTCATTCATTTCATCAAACATCAAACCTCCGGGTGTGTGCCCATCCCATCAGAGATGGGACCAACCTCAGTTGCCTTGATTTTAGCGACCTGTGCCTCATCCACCGTTTGGACACTCTTGAGTGCTTGATTGAATTGATAAACAGCGAGAGCCTCTTCCGGGTCTATCCCATTACTGGTGTACGCCCGGAAGATGTGCTGGAGATAGCCAAACAGGTCGTCCTGCAAAATCAAAACCTTCATCATAAACCTCAATCCCCTAATACTCCCTTAAATGGGGAATTCAACATAGAAATGTTGACAGCGTAGTAGTCTGACCTGCGCCCCCACAAAATGGCTTGTCGGGCATCAGTGAAAAAGACATCCACTACTGGTCGTGTTTCGGCTGGCGACGTGAGGTCAACAAATCGAGCAATAGTCTGACGGTGACTCCTCTTGTGAATGAGAACGAGGTAATCATTCATCCGAGCGTGAAGCTTGGCTGCTGCGGTCGGCGACAAGGCCACATTCACCACCCTATCTTCTGGTAGTGTGTGCTGCGGGACCGAGTATGCATGAGTAACGCTCTTCCCGTCAGCAAAAACTGCTGACTGAGACGACCGTGTGTAGGCGGTTACCTGCACTGCTGTTTTGTATTTTTCGAGGAATCCGAGTTGTCTTTCAGCAACCGCGAGGCGGATTTGGATTTGCTTTAACTCAGTTTGTGAAGACGAAAGTTGGTTGGTTTTTTCGTTCAGTTGACGGGCAAGTGCGTGGTTCTGCTCATGCAGAATTCCAATGGTCGCACCAAAGGCGAGGGCAATGAGTAGTGCTACTCCTAGCTTGAACTTTTTCATAGCGAGTTTGGTAAGGTGTTGCTTCCCGAACGCTCGTATTGCTCCTTTCGCCGAAGTCATTCTAATAGAATACCTCAACGGCGTGGTTTTTGGTATAAAAAAATGTTAAGGTTTTTGGTTTCAGTTAGTTAACTGAGCCACGTAAAAAGCATTGCATACCTATAGTTTGGTATTGTGGAAACTCGACCTAGAAAGTACCGAGGTTCGTCAGATTCGGAATGTGCGGCTCGTAAACGAACTGGTTAGAACTGATTGCTCGACCGACGATGACTGTCCACTGACACGGAGGCAATGGGGGCGACAGGGGTGGTGAGAGTGGAGGGGATAGTGGGGGTGACAGGGGTGGTGAGAGCGGTGCGGAACCGTTAATCAGAAGCGCGTAGTTTTGCGTGAGCACGCCACCCGGTCCAGCATAGATGAGCCCACCTGTAGTGAAGTTGGCACCATCATACTCATACACACCACCAAAATATGTAGCCACAATAATGCTCTCTCCCGCGACTGCCGAAGAAAGCGCAACGCCTGTAACAATGGGATAGATGGGGTCACCATAGCCATCTGTTTGAACAGTAGTTGGGTCGATGGCTGACACATTACCATCGGGAGAGACTGCCACGGCTGTGAGCGGACCAATCGTGGAATCTGCGATGAAGGTACGAGTGGAACTCGTGCCAGTGTTGGAAGGAACACCGCCGCTTGAACTGGGCGTAGTGGTATCAGTGAGAGTGGCTGCAACATAGCTCCCAACAACAATGTTTTGAGACACTGAGAGATTATGTGTGGCCACGACTGTCATGACATCCCCGACATTGAAATATGGGGCGAGAGATATTTGGAGCGAGGTTGGACCGGATTGAGTTCCATCGGTGGAGGATGTGGCAAGCACCGTGCCATTCAAGAACACTGTACCAGTACGAACCCCGGCGAGACCCGTGTCCCAGTTCAATAGAACAGTCACAGCGTAATTACCTGCTGTCTGAATTGTGAACGTGTTGGGACTTGTGACGTTCCCACTCATGTCGAAATCAACTTGGTCAAAAGATACTTGGAGCCCTGTCAATCCGGGAGGGACTACGTTTATAGCCGAAACAACTTCTACCTTGAAGCCAACGTTTTGAAAAGTCTTAATGATGGACTGGCTCTGCTGAATCGAATTTTGAATAGCATTGCTGACCGTTGAGGCCATCTGAAGAGTCGCCGCGTAGCTCAGGTTAGTGCGAAGCATAGCAAGCTGCGTCGGGATAGGAAGTTGCTGAATATCGGGACGGTTCAGATAGGTGGCGGGATCAAAAGAAATACCATCCCAACCATTCTCAACACCGGGACCAAGAGTGGTGGTGTAGCTGACAACAGGTACTTCTGGAATCGTAAGCAGGTCGCTTCCCGGCAACCAATTGCGATTGCGTGTAGCTGCATCGGATTGAATCTGGTTGTAAATTGCCAGACTGCCTAAGGGGTCAATAGCCGAATCCAAAGCAGCCGAATAGGTAACAACAAACGAGATGAGATACGGGTCTTGCAGCAACAACGCTTGAAGGTTCGCATTGAATGTCCGCCAAAACTGCGTGAAGCGGTCAACCTCTGTGGCAACAGCGAACTGATTGAAGATGTACTTGAACTGCGGACGGTTCGTGGTGTA